AAATGCCGACAACACTTGCTATGAGACTAACAACAACAAGCTGATTGTCAAGTGCACCTCCATCACGACGCTGGCGAACTGGACAGCATATCTTGCTGTACAGGCTTCTGCCGGAACGCCGGTGACAATTGTGTGGGAGTATCTGCCGAAGTACTACACGACCATCCAGCTTGATGCACAGACGCTGACCCTGCTGAAGGGCAGCAACGCCCTGTGGAGCGATACGGGTGATACAGCGGTAACTTACGTTGCAGACACGAAGCTGTACATCGACAACAAGTTCGCGGCGCTTCAGAACGCGATTCTGGCGCAGGGTGCGAACATCTGAGGGAGGTAATGCAATATGTTTAGCTTCAGGGAGTTTATCAAGCAGGGCTTCATTCGCGCGGTTGGTCATCAGCCTGATTACTGGATCATGCTCAACGCAGCAGGGTATGCGGACAGGGGTGTCCTTCAGATGGATGACCTTGCAGAGATCGAGGCTGCTATCAACGCGCAGTATGTGACGGAAGAAATGATTGAGGGTGATGTCGATGCTGACGGCGGACAGGATCAGAACGCTGATTGAGGCGGACAAGACAAGTGATCTGAAGAAGCAGGCTGTCGTGGGTGATAAGTATTACCGGGGACAGCATGACATTCTGGGAAAGAGAATCTTCTTCGTCAATGCGGATGGAAAGTTGCAAGAGGACATGACGAAGAGCAATATCCGCAAGCCACATCCGTTCTTCATGGAACAGTCCGATCAGCTTGTGCAGTACCTGATGTCCACCGAAGAGGGGATCATCCGGTCTGACGATCCGGAGCTTCAGAAGGAGCTTGATGCAAGGCTGAACGACAACGAGGAGTATCAGCTTCACCTTCGGGAGATGCTGACGGGCGTTGTGACGAAGGGCTTTGAGTATGCATACTGCTACAAGGATGCCAGCGGCAGGAGCGTATTTGAAACGGCGGACAGCATCGGCGTTGTGGAAGTGCGCAAGGAAGAGACGGATGACAACTGCGCCTATGTGATCTACTGGATGGTAGATCGTGTGGACGCAGAGGGTCGGACGATCAAGCGGATTCAGGTGTGGGATGAACACAATGTACAGTTCTTTGTGCAGGTGAATGACGGAGAGATTGAACTGGATGAATCCGAGCCGATCAATCCCCGCCCTCATGTGGTCTACAAGCGCAGCACGGGGAAGAAGAAGCCTGACAAGAACGCGAAGCTGTATCACACGGGCGGCTATGGCTTCATTCCCTTCCGACGGTTTGACAATAATCGCTGGCAGTCGAGCGATCTGAACCCCATCAAGCCTCTGATTGACAACTACGACCTGATGTCCGGCGGCCTTTCCAATAACATTGAGGACACGAACGAGGCGCTGTATGTTGTCAGCGGCTTTGAGGGAGATGACCTTGACGAGCTGATGATGAACATCAAGGCGAAGAAGCACATCGGCGTTGGCGAAGGCGGCAAGGTTGAGATTCAGACGGTTAATATCCCTGTTGAGGCTCGCAAGGTGATGATGGAGATTGACGAAACGAACATCTACCGTTTCGGCATGTCTCTGAATCTGCGGGCGTTGAGGGATACGAGCGCCACGACCAATGTTGCCATCAAGAGTGCGTACAGCCTGCTTGACCTGAAGAGCGAGAAGCTGAAGCCGAGGCTGAAGAACTTCATGCGATGGGAAATCGGCATCGTGCTGGAGGAAATCAATCAGGAAAAGGGAACGGCGTACACGCAGGGTGATGTGTACTTCGCTTTCAAGCCGGAGATTCCGACGAATGCGAAGGAAAATGCGGAGATCGAGCTGTTTGAGGCACAGAGGCGGCAGGCGGAGATTACGACAATCCTGAATGTGGCGGCGACGTTTGGTCAGGAAAAGGTGCTGGAGCTGCTGTGTGAACAGTTCGAGATCGACTACACCGAGCTGAAAGACAAGCTGCCCAAGGCTGATGATACGTTCATCACTCCGACGGAAGCAATGACTACCCTGAAAACTGCGCCTGCCGGGGATGTGAAGCCTGATGCGTGATGACGAGAAGAAGGCATTCCTGCTACTGCTGGCAAAAGAAAAGTACCTCCTTGAAAAGCTGAAGCGGCTTTACATGGAAGCACTTGAAGAGCTGAAGGAAGATATTGAACATTATTCCCACGGTGATGGATGGGAAACGAGGATTTATCAGCGGGAATACCAGGCGATGCTTGCAGGGCAGATCAGTGCGGCGATGACCAGACTGCACGGTCGGGAATACGAGAGCATCAACGACTACCTGCGAGACAGCTACACAGACGGCTTTGTGGTTTCTGTGTACAGCATGCACAGGCAGGGCGTTCCGCTCATCATGCCGATGGATGAAACACAGATCATCCGGGCACTTGAAACGGACAGTCCGCTGTCAAACGGGCTGTACGATGAGCTGGGCGTGGATGTGGACAAGCTGAAGGACACGATTGCGTCTGAAATTGCAAGGGGAATCGCAACGAACATGCCCTATGGCGACATTGCGAGGAACATTTCGGCACAGATGAACATCGGTCTGAACAGAGCAAGGCGGATCGTGCTGACAGAGGCGCATCGAATCCGGGAGGCGGCATCGCAGGACGCGAGGGTTGCCGCAAAGGAGCAGGGCGCAAGGGTCTTGAAGCAATGGGACGCGACGCTGGACGGCAGGACACGCAAAACGCACAGGAAACTGGACGGTCAGATTCGGGAAGTGGACGAGCCGTTTGAGGTAGACGGCAAAACGGCCATGCAGCCGGGTGGATTCGGATTGCCTGAAGAGGATATCAACTGTCGCTGCATTTCGCTGACAAGGGCGCTGTGGGCGATGGATGAGGCAGAACTGGAGCGGCTGATGAAGAGGGCTGAGTTCTGGCAGCTTGACAAGACGGAAGAGTTTGAGGAGTTCAGAAGGAAGTATCTGAATGCCATCAAGTGACGCAGGAAGAGGGTGATTCCGTTGGGCTGAAGTAATTGCAATAGATTGCAATTAGTTGCAATGTGGTTGCAAATCTGTGTGGGGGAAAAGAAAATGTCAAGAGATGACTTCATCAAGCAGATCGAAGCGTGTGGACAATCTATCATTGACAACGCTGAAAAGATTTACAACACGTTTGAGTTTAGCACGGCAGGTGTTCAAATCATGATTGATATCAGTGCAAGGGCTGCACCTGAAATCACTGTCCTCAATAAGTTTCTGCCGGAAAATTTCATGAAGAGCATCGGCGTGAAAATCTGAACCGACTTACAGTCAACTAAACAAATCCTTGAAACGACTGCATTTGCGGTCTTTTTTTGTATCGAAAATCAACTGTGGATCAAGTAAAAGGAGGCATTCATATGAAGTGGGTTAAGAAGCTGACCAGCCGCAAGTTCTGGGTGGCTGTGGCTGCTTTTGTATCCGGTCTGATCGTGGCGTTCAAGGGCGATGCGGAGACTGCTGAAACGGTGTCTGGCATCATCCTTCAGGGCGCTGCTGTGCTGGGCTATCTGCTGGCTGAAGGCCTGGTGGATGCGAAGAGCGCTGCTGCGGATATCGTTGTGGACGCTGCGAAGGAGTATATCCCGCCTGACGGTGAGGATGAGTGACGCATAATTATACATTTATGCAAGGGAGAGTGATAACACATGGAGATTACGCAGTATTATCTGACGAAGAATCCATGCTATAAAGCAGGGAAGAAGATCAAGCCTTCCGGGATTGTTGTACACAGCACCGGCGCTAACAATGCATACATCAAGCGATATGTCAACCCTGACGATGGTGTATTGGGCGTAAACAAGTACAACAACCACTGGAACAGGGAACTGGAGAGCGGAAACAAGTGCGTACACGCCTTCATCGGAAAGGTTGCAGACGGAACTGTCCGGATTTACCAGACGCTTCCGTGGGATCATCGTTGCTGGGGCGTTGGCAGCGGAAAGAAAGGCAGTCACAACAACACACACATTCAGTTTGAAATCTGTGAAGACGGACTGACCGACGAAAAATATTACAGAGAGGCGTTCAACCTTGCAAAAGAGTTGTGCGCCTTTTTGTGTAGGGAATTCGATATCGACCCTGCAAACGTCATCGGGCATTATGAATCTGCTGCTGCGGGATACGGCAGCAATCACGGTGATCCGCGAAACTGGCAGCGGAAATTCAACGACAGCATGGACAACTTCCGGAATGATGTGAGAATGCTGTTGAATGGTTCAGAATCGCCTCCTGACGTGGCTGCAAGCAAACCTGCGCAGAATTACGCAGGCGATGATAGAACGCCTGAGAAGGGGCAAAACGAGGCAAAAACGGAAAGCGAGGTGTTCACGATGAAGACGCTTCGCAAGGGCAACAAAGTGCCGGATACGCAGGTCAAGGTGCTGCAATGGCTTCTCAGTGAGAATGGCTACGATTGCGGCATGATTGACGGTCTGTTCGGCGCAAAGACGCTGACAGCCGTGAAGGAATACCAGCGCGCGCATGGCCTGACGGCTGATGGAATCGTCGGCAAGAACACATGGAAAAAGCTAATGGGATAACGGCTCTGCCACTTGTGGCAGGGCTTTTATCATACACGTCCGGGGATGACGTTAAAAGCCCTCCAATCACGAGACGCGACCTCGTAAAAAGCGTAATGAAAGGACGGAATGACACATGAACAAGAACCTGAACGAACTGCTGAAGCAGGTCTTTAACGCTACGGATGAACAGATTGCTGCCTTTACGGAGGCGATGAAGAGCAACAGCATTTATACGGCCTCCGAGGAGAATCTGGACATCCGGTACGGCAAGCTGAAGCAGGAGAATGAAGCGACTGCAAAGGAACGCGACGCTGCGAACATCACGATTGCAGAGCTGAAGAAGGCTGCTGAAGGTCAGACGGACATGCAGGGCATTATCACCAAGCATGAGGAGACGATCAACAAGCTGACGGCTGAACTGAATCAGACGAAGATCGATTCGGCTATCAAGGTGGGTCTGCTGGCGGAGAACGTCGTGGATGTGGATTATCTGACCTTCAAGCTGCATGAAAAGCTGAAGGGCAGCAATGAAACGCTGACGCTGGATGACAACGGCAACATCAAGAACTGGAACGAAACGGTTACAGCCCTGAAGACGCAGTTCCCTGCGCAGTTCAAGGTCAGTGACGAGAACACGAATCCCGATGGCTATGAGGTTGTCGATCCTCTTGCCCTGCGCAAGGGCAAGGGTACGGATGCACCGACCCGCGACGCATTCCGGCAGATGACGTATGAGCAGCGAGTGGAACTGAAGCAGAAGAACGAGACGCTGTATCGACAGCTCCGAAACAACGAATAACAGAAAGGATGAATGAACTATGGCACGTACCGGTAATTTCGGTGGTTTCTATTTTGACGAGGAAGTCTTCACTGACATGATGCATGAGGCGGAGTATTGGAGCAATCCGATTCTGGCTTCCGGCATTGTCCGTCAGGACGCTTCCATCATGAATGCGATTGGCTCTGAGGGTAATGTGGCGACCCTGCCCATCTACACGCCCATCAATCTGTATGATGACGGCATGGATGTGCTGAACAACGACGGCAACACCGACAACGTTCCCGTCGCCATCGCTGGCAACAAGCAGACCTGCATGCTGATCCAGCGCATGAAGGCCTTCAAGGCGCAGGACTTCACCAAGGAGCTGACCGGCGCTGACCCCATGAGCCACATCAAGAGCAAGATTCAGGGCTACTACACCCAGGTGTGGGAGCGCGAGCTGATGAACATCGCTGACGCTGTGCTGGCGCTGGAAGGCCTTGCCGACCATGTGACCGACCTGTCCGTCACTTCCGGCACTATTGCGGACGCGAACCGCACGAACGAGACCACCATGATCGATGCGGAGCAGGCTTGCCTTGGCGATATGGCTGGCGGCATGGGTCTGGTTGTCATGAACAGCAAGGTCTACGCCAACTATCGCAAGCTGGGTCTTGTGGAGTACGAGAAGTACGTCACTTCCGGCGCGATCAGGCAGGACATCCAGCTTCCCACCATCAACGGCAAGCGCGTCCTGGTGACCGACTACTACACTGTGGACACCTCCGTTCCCGGCTTCCCGGTCTACAAGACCTACCTGTTCGGCGAGGGCGCGTTCCTGTCTGCTGACAAGCGCAACTACCTGAACCAGTACACCACCAACTACGACCCTGAGAAGAACGCTGGTATCGACATGTTCTACACCAAGCAGGGCAAGGTGCTGCATCCCAACGGCCTGTCCCTGGCGGTGGACAACATCGCGGCTGAATCTCCCACCTTCGCGGAGCTGGGCAACAAGGCCAACTACAGCCTGAAGTTCAACCACAAGAACGTCAAGATGGGTCTGATCAAGTCTAACGGCTGATAAGGGGAGGTGACAGACCATGAACAGATTCATCATCGTTGATGGTCTGCCTTACCTGCTTGCGAACGGCAAAACCTATCCTGTCAGATGGGATGAAAAAGGCTTCACGGTGGGGGCAGAGGTCAAGATGGCCTCTGTCCCTGCCCGAACCTATTCTGATTTGTCTGTGCTGGCAAAATGCGCAGGCCACCTTGACAGCATCTCTGCGCCGGAGGCAACGCAGGAAGAGGCGAAACAGGCAGACCCGCTGGACAGCATGACGCTGAATGAACTGAAGGCGTATGCGAAAAAGAAGAAGATCAACGTGAACGGCCTGACGAGGAAAGCGGACATCGTGAAGGCGATCAAGGCGGTGAAGAAATGATTGTAACGGTATCGGAGTTCCGGCAGTTCGTCCAGACGGACGAAACGGATAACGTGCTTGAAATGCGCCTGAAGGCACTGGAACACGTGATTCGTGGGTACACGAACAACAGCTTTCAGGTGCGCGGCACGGGAAGGGTTGCGGACGTGGTCGCCGGGATTTTCACGGTGGAGGCTCTGAACCCCTACGAGGTCGGCGATACAATTCAGGTCAGCGGCTCTGACAAGAACGATGGGCTGTATACCGTCAAGGAAAGCAACGATGACACCTTCACTGTGAACGAGAAAACCCGTGACGAGATCGACGTGTTCATCACGCAGGTTTCTTATCCGGAAGATGTGAAGGTGGGCGTGATGGAGCTGCTGAAGTACGACCTTGAAAACCGCGAGAAGGCAGGCGTACAGTCCGAAACCATCTCCCGCCACTCCGTCACCTATCAGGCGCTTGACAAGAACAACACTGTGCAGGGCTATCCTGCCCACATGATGGGCTTCCTGCGGAGGCACATGAAGGCACGGTTCGGACAGGGCGTGAAAGTATGAAGGGCATCGGTGGAAACGTTGACGGCATCATCCAGATCAGCGTGACGGAAAAGAACGAGATCGGCGAACAGGTGAAGACGTGGCAGAATGTGCAAACCCTGCGCGGATGGCTTGATCTTGCCACGGGTCATTCCGGGTATGCGGCATTCTATGCGAAGGTGCAGGAATCGACGCATGTCTTCATTGCCGATTATGTCCCGCTTGACACACGGATTGACGCTGACAACAGCCGGATGATGGTCAAGGGAAAAGTGTACGACATTATGCTGCTGGACAACCCTATGGAAATGGAAGGCCGCTCACAGTGGGAAATCTACCTGAAGTACACAGGGGGGCGGTAACATGGCGGTAACGGTGACGGATTACAGCGTACAGGTCAAGGCGCGGCTGTCACAGGCAGTCCGCAATGCCTTGTACGAATCCGGTTCGGAAGTGGCATCGCATGCGAACAGCAATGTGCAGATGCAGAATGACGCAGGGCAGAAACTGCGCGGATCGTACACATGCTCCGTCAATGCGACTGGGGACAAGGCAACAGTGGGTACACCACACGAAGAGGGATTGTGGGAAGAGTTTGGCACGGGTTCTCACGCAGACCTTGCGAAGAACGGCGGCATTCCCGGCAGACCTGAGTGGTGGGTGTACGTCACGAATGAAACGCCACGGGCGACACAGCCTGTATACCTGACGGAAAACGAAGCGAAGGCCATTGCGGCGGGGCTGCGGGAACAGGGCAAGGATGCGCATGCATCCGATGGTTACGATCCGAGCTACACGCTGGAGAAGGCTTTCATTGCGAACAAGGGAAGAATCGAACGGATTTTTGAATCTGACGTAAGGACGGGGATGAACGGATGAGAATCGCAACGATGCAATACATCAACGGGAGATTCGAGGAACTGGAAATCCCCTACGCCTACGGGCAGTGGGCGGAAGAACCGCCCGATGATTTCTTTGTTGGTGAAGCAATCGAAGAACCCTCTGCCACACTGGAAGAGGACGGGCATCAAAGCACGACCTTCATTTTGCGGGGGTACACAAGCGACGAATGGATGAAGCTGCAAGCCTATGCAGAGAAAATCGAACGAAATATCACAAAGACGGCTATCCTCTCCGACGGGACGGGGGTTGCCGTCTTTTATGATTCCGCGATGGTCGTACCGACGGGTGTTGCGGGATGGAAGAGTATCAAAATCAATCTGAAAATTCAGGAATGGAAGGTGAACTGATATGATCGAAGGTCTGAACGGCATTACGCAGGAGACTACGCAGAATATCCTGTTCGGTGCGGGTACGATCCATAAGGGTCTGAAGTACACGGAAACCGCATGGAACTTTGATGCAAGCTGCGTCGGCGCGACCTCTGGCGGCTCTAAGCTGTCCATCGTGCCGGAAATCTACGATGTTCCGGTTGATGGCCCGGCGGTGCTGGTCAAGGGTC